AATCGCCTTTACCATTATTAGGTAAAACTGAATGTAATTTTGAATCGCTTACAGCACTTGGTATTTGTAATAAACTTGGTATCATAATATATAATTGTTTATATTGGATTCTACATTGTATTCCTCTGCTAAACCTAAATAGCTTAATCTATTGTAATAATTCATATATAGTTCGTGATTGTTGTAGCCTGTTAGTTTCTCTAATTCTAAGTCAGTAAGAGCTTCTTTAAATACCATTACACTTTTTACATCTGCATAAAAGTCTAAAGTTGCATTACCTTTATCAAATGCTAAATTATTTAAAGTGTTTGCAGAAAAAACAACTCCACTTGTATCGGTTGCTATTTGTGCGCCATCTACAAACATACTAAAGTCGTTTGCTTTATATTTTACAGCAACTTTGTGATATTCTAATACTGTTGCAAAAGTTTGACTAAAAAGAGCAGATGATGCACCTGATACATTTATATGACCATTAATTTCATTTGTTGTTGAGTCGTAGTATATTTCTACTTTATTAGCAGCAGTACCATCATTAATTGAAAAATGCCTTGATGTTCCATCATTAGCTAATGCCTTTATTTCTGCATAAAGCACTCCCTCTGTAGAGTTTATTAAGTCGCTGTTTCCTGCATTGTTTGCTGCATCTGCACTACGAGTAACTGCACTTCCTGAAGTGTGTATTAGAGATGTTGGATAGCTTCCCTCTTCTAACTGTGCGCCATAAATAAATATACCTGTTCCATTTCCTGTCTTATTTGCAGAAGTATTATTTGCATCAACTAAAGCTACTTGTATTCTTTCTGTAGTTGCTGAAGCGTTAGGGGTGTGTGTAACTGAGCAACGATACCATCCATTAGGATATGATTCCATCCTTGGAGTAATTCCAATATCATTACTTCCTATTATCCCATTTTCTAAATCAAAATATGCGCCGTTATTAGTTACCCCATCATATTGTTGTAAATACATCCAATTACCTGTGTCTTTTTTTGCAAAAATACTTCTTGTCCAAGTACTACCTGCTGTAATAGTTATTATACTGAATCTTGATTGATAACGAGTATCAAGAGTTTGTGTAATTTTATCAGCATTTTGTAAGTTTTCAGGAGATGTAGTTACATTAGAAGTAATTGTTACAGGAGAACCTGCTGTCAATGCGTTGTTTAGGTCTGTACTAAAAGTTTGTAGATTTACTCGCTGAGGCTCAAGCAAGATACTCGGCTCTCCGTTTGTGTAATCTATTCTTGGTATGTCTAATCTGTCTGTTGTTTTTAGATAGTCTTTTGGTTGGTCGCCTTTTACTAATTGTACACCCCATACTTCAAAATCAGTTGCTGTTCCACCTTTTCTTGAATCAACAAAGTAAACATAATTACTCGAACTCCCTGCTGTGAATGTAACACTTTCTCTCTGCCAACCACCATTTAATGTTATTGCTTTTGACACCTCTGTTCCACCAACAGGCAAAGCATTTATATATACAGTTTGTCCTTGTGTTCCTTTATAATGGCAAGAAAACGTATATGATTGACCTGATACAATACTGCTTGTAATTGTGTTGAAAGTTCTTGATTGACCTAAATTAGTTAATTGCGCTCTTGTTGAGGTTTGTGTTCCACTTGGGCTTAAACTATAATTATCTGTTAAAGTTACATCTGTTACTCCAAAGTCAGTAGATATAGCTTCTGTGTATCTTAATAAATTATAAGGCACATCTTCTATAAGATAATCTTCATTGACTCTTGTTCCTGTTGAGTTTCTGTCAAAGTCAAAGTCGGCATCTGTTATTATCCTTAAAGAAAAATCATCAATACTAAAAGAACTATAACTATCGTGTCCATAAATTCTTAGGAAACTTTTATTAGCTTGTGCTTTAAATTCTACTGTGTGTGTTCCGTTAGCATAATAAGTATAACCACCATTAACATCTTGATTGCCTGTGCCTGAAAGCCTTAATAATATTCTACCTGTTGTATTATTAGACATAGTAAATGTAATTCTATATCTTGTTCCCTCAACAAAGCTAAAAGCTCTATAAATATCATTATTATATGGTGCAACAGCAGGATTCCAATTAGCCTTACCCCCTGAAATAGTCCAACCTGTAGTTTTACTCCAATCTGAATCTGTATCAAACCCTCCGTTACTAACTAAGTTTTCGCCTAAAGCATAAGCAGGTTTTATAGAATATAAGTAGTCCTCAGCATAAGCTGTAGGTGTGGTTATTATGGATGCTTTTTGTAGTAAACTCATTGTATATTCTCTAATAGTTGTATAGTCATTGTGTTGTTCTCGTATATTTGCACTCTCCTGTTTAAATCAGAAGTCAAATACTCTACTATATAATCATCTCCCCAACTATTGGTTGTTGTTGCGTTGCCCCAATAACTCTCGCTGTATGATTTGCCCCAATTTATCGTATTTGCCATTTAAATACTGTTTTAATTTAATTATATTTTTTTCTTTTGGTTTGTATATCACAATACCCATCCGTTAAATAATCCATCACTATCAGGATAAACATCTCCACCCTGATTGTCATTATACTCAGGAAATAAATTACTATTATTATTAATGTAATCTAAAAATCTCTGCGTGTAATACTCTGCTGTGTTTCTTGCTTTGTTTACTAAATAATCAACTTCGCTTCTTGAAACTGTTTCTGAGTTCTCGCTTGTATGCTTAAACACTCCTCCGTTCTTTATTTGATATGCAGCATAAGGTATGTACTCTGCTTGTGCAAACCAAATCAACATAGGTTGTACATATTTGTTTAATAATATCTGATAATTACCTGAAACACCTGATCCTGCTATATCAGCTTGTAGCTTTTCATAAAGTTTAGTTCCTAAGTAGTTTCTTATCTCTATCTCTTGCGCGACCTTGATAAATTGTATAAATAAATCTGTGTCGGTGTTACCGTCAATAATACTGTTCTTAACTAAATCTGTTCTCGATATGAATAATACTGTTGCCATAATTATCTACTTATTCCTATTCTTTTTGCGTATGCTGCTGTATATCCTTTGTAAGGCATATCCTTTGGTTTCATTGCTACTTTCTTTGCGTTCTTGGGAGGTGTAAAACCTCGTCTCTTAGCCTCACTATCATATAGCTTTTTACCTAAACTCTTATTGCCGTCTTTTCTTAAATAAGTTCTACGAGACCAATAGTGTTCACATCTTGCTCCACCCTTATATAGCCATATAGAGTAAGTATCTGATCCACTTTTACCAAACCCTGCATTGACTGCTATTTGATCCATAGCTTTTATATCTTCTTTACGATAAACCTTTTTAGCTTTTACCATTTTTTTACAAAACTCTCTTGATGTAGCTTTAACTCTATTTGGACTATAATAGTATCTTACTAAAAATGTATAACCTAATAATTTACTTGCAGGTGTTTTTCCGTCTTGATCGCTTTCTCTATATGGTGTAGCTTTTCCTACTCTTGCTAACTTTACTTCGTCATTAGTTTGTTCTATCAATTCATCCATCTCGTCATCAAACTCATAATCTACTTCTGATTCATCTACTAAATCAAAATCTTTTAAAAGTTCTTCTTCATCTTCTCCTAAGTCTATTAGGTCTTGTGCTATAGAATCTCTAAAGTCATCTTCTTTGCTTAACTTAACTCCTGTTTCTTCTTCTTTTGTTTCTTCGTCCTCTACGTTCTCTAAGTCTACAAATTCAAGTGGCTGAAGCGTTTTAAAGTATAAATGCAAAGAGATCTCGTTGTAAGCAAGTATTCTATCAAAAGCATCAATTAAAAGTCCTTGAAAGCTCTTAATTACAAGATTGTCAAATAGTATAGATGCTGTCTTTAACTCGTCAGCGTTGTTACCTAACCCTGTGTCGTCCTTGATACCAAATAACATAGGACTTACAATTCTGTGAGATACCATAATCTTTTTAGAACTCTCGTTGCTTAAGAACTCGTATTGTTGGTGTGCATCACTTAACTGTACAGGCTCTATACTTGCTGCTGTTTCAGGGTTGTCGTTAAATGCTAAAATAAATTTACCTGCATTACTTGAGCCACTAAACTTTTCGTAGATTCTTCTTTCTATCATTTCTCTTTGTTCAGGATCAGGAGTTCCATTATTGAAGTTAATTAACATACTTGGTGCAAGTCCGTTTAGTATGTTGTTTAAATGGAAGTTAGAAATTTCCTCCTCTAATTCTGCGTATTGCGTTCCCCCTTGATAATCTACAGGACTATAATATTTAAAACCTGCTCTATAAGGCTTTATATAAAGTATTTCTAATCCCTCTTTAGAAGTTCCAAATGCAGGTATTCTTTTTAATTCGTTTCCTCGCTTGTACTTTGACCAATCACTAAAATAAAAATATGCTTCTATTTCGCCTTTTTCATTACACTTTTCAGCTCTTAATGTTTCGATTGGTATATGTTCTAACTGTACAATTCTACTTCTGTC